ATTGAATTAAAAAAACGAAGTAAATAATTTAAAATTAAAGAAAAATGAAAAGTATAGAACTTAAAGAATTGCGTTCTGAAACTTTAGGAGAATTGGAAGTAATCCAGAAAACTGCTGAAGCTGAGGAGAATCGTGATTTGACAGAGGAAGAAAATGCAACTGTGGATGCTTTATTAGCAAAGGCGGATGATTATGCTTCCAAAATTAAAAGAGCTGAGAAACTTGAAAAAACATTAAGAGAATCAGCTTTAATATCTGGCGTGGCTGTTGAGCCAAAAGCGGATAAGGACTTGGAAAAATTTACCTTTCAAGGTGCTATGAGAGCTGCTTATAGTGGTAATGTTTCTGGGATTTACAAAGAAATGGATCAAGAGGCAAGAAGCCAAGCAAGATATACAGGACAAAGCTTTAAAGGGGTTGGTATTCCAGCTTCTGTTTTGACAAGAGCTTGGGCAACATCTTCTACTAATAGTGAAACAACAATGAGCTTTACAGATCAATTAGAAAGCAATTTAGTATTAACCTCTGCTGGAGCTAATTTTTATGCTGGTATAAATGATATGAAATTTCCTGTATTTTCAGGAGTTACATCATCTTGGATAGCTGAAACCTCTGGAAGTTCTGTTTCCGCGGCTGGAGATTTATCTGCTGTAACATTATCTCCAAAGAAACTAATATCTGTTGTTAGTATGAGCCAAGAATCTATTGTACAAAATACATCTTTGGAAGCTGCTTTACGAGGCAATATAGCTGCTAATATGTCGGCATCATTGGAACAAGCCCTCTTATTATCAGCAAGTGATGAAACGAATGGGCCTGAATCTATATTTAGAGATGCCGCCGCTGGTTCAACGGCTGCCTTTACTGGAGCTACTGCATCTACATTGGAGAATACTTATATTGGAAATGATGGTACTTATGAGGGTGCAAGAATGGCTTACTTAATGGATTCTGATGCTTATGCAGCAATCAAACAATCTGCAATGATAAGTAATGTATCTGCTGCTTATGATTTTAGAGACAAAACTATCAATGGAATTTACGCCTTTGTATCATCTAATGTAGCAACTGATGGTGGAGCTGGAAAAGAGCATGTACTATTTGGAGATTTTACTAAAGTGCATATTGCTCAGTTTGGTGGATTAGATTTCTTATTTGATCCTTATACAAATGCCGATACAGGAGAGCCAAGAATGGTCGTTACTGGATTATTTGATGGTGATGCTGTACAAAATGCTACTGCATTTGCTAACTTGATTGAAGCGTAATAGTTAGGAATTAATAATTTAAGGGGTGGTGGAATTACTGCCACCCTTTTTTTTAAACTAAAAAGATATGGCAAGGAGTTATGCAGTAGATATAGCGGCTACAACGGCAATATTAACAACTGCCGAAGCTAAAACCCATTTAAAGGTGGATACAACAGCGGATGATACTTACATAGACAATCTGGTAAGTGCAGCAACAGAATCGGCTCAAATATTTACCAATAGGTATTTTATTAATACAACTTTAAATCAATTTGGAGATACTTGGAATGATTTAGCTACTTTATTTAAAAGTAAGGTAAGTAGTGTAGTTCATATAAAGTATTATGATAGTGATAATACCCAGCAAACTTTAGCCACGTCTGTTTATCAAAAGGATTTGGAACATCAGCCAGCAAGAATTGGTTTAAAACCAAATCAATCTTTTCCATCATTAGCACCGAGAATAAATGCAGTCGAATGCCAATACATAGTGGGCTATGGAAGTGCGGCATCTGATGTGCCAGAGGGAATAAGGGAAGCGGTGCTTTTAACGATTGGAAATTGGTATGAGAATAGGCAAAATGTAGTAGTAGGGCGAATAGCCACAGAGCTGCCAAAAACGGCTCAGTATTTATTAGAGCAATTTAAGGTGCAAACAGTATGCTGATTGGCGATCTTGATAGAAGAATAATTATTGAACAGCCCACTGTTAGCATTAATAATTATGGAGAAGTAGCGATAGATAGTTGGATAGAAGTAAGAACAGTTTGGGCAAAGGTGGAATGGAAAGGGGGAAGTGAGGGTGAGGATTCAGATAAGATAACAGCTACAACGAAGGTAAATTTTTACATTAGGAATTTGGATTTAGATAGTTTTTTAAATGGTTCGGCCGCCCCTACAATGGCGCATCGAATAAAATTTACTTCCGAAGGAGTAGCAAAATATTACTATCTTCATAATGTAGAGCAAATAGAAGGTAGAGAAAGATTTTTGAAAATAATAACAGAGGAAAAGGATTAATGCAACCAACTTTTAAAATAGAGGGAGCAAAAGAAATTGCAAATATGTTTGGAGATTTACCTAAACAAATAAAACAATATAATCTATGGAAAGCTCTTTGGCGTAAAGTAGGTAAAAATGCTTTGGAAGAAGCTAAAAGTAAAGTTCCTGAAAAAACGGGTCGATTAAAAAATAGCTTGGGGTTTTTTACAACAAGAAAAACTAAAAACTTTATGGGCTTATATTTAGGGCCGAGAGTAAAAGGTGCATATAAAAGCGGTGGAAAATCGGGATATTATGGAGCTTGGATTGAATATGGAGATGAGGTTATGTTTTTTGGGAAAGGGAAGGGAAAAGCTCAAAAATATATGCAACCAGCTTGGGATAATAATAAAATACCAATGACCCAAAAAGCATTTAAAGAAGCAGCCGAGATAGCGGCAAAGGCAATAAAAAGGCATGAAAAGAGAATGAAGAAATATGGTAAATGGGGATATTAAATGAAGATAGGATTAGCAATATATAATATTTTATACAATAGCGGAAGCGGTGATGTTTTTGACTTAGTAGGATCAAGAATATATCCTAATGTTGCAACACAAAAAAGTGCATTTCCTTTTATTGTTTATACAGTAACGGGAGTTGATCCTAATGATACAAAAGATGGAGTGAGTACAGTTGATGGAAATAGCTTTATGGTTTTATGTTATTCAGAAACTTATACACAAGTAGCAGATTTAGCTCAAAAAGTAAGGGTTGCGTTGGATAGGAAAAGCGGAACTTATAATACTATTGAAGTACAAAGCATCCAATATGAAGGATCAAGTGAGCATTTTGATGTAAAAGGAGATAATAGAGGAATCTATGTACAATCTTTATCATTTGATTTAAGACAAATAAACCCAACGTAAAAATGAAAACATATACACTTTTAAAGGATTGGCAATTTAGTGCATCTAAACTAATTAAGGAAGGACAAAAAGCAGTTATAAATGATGTGCTTGCAAAAGAATTAATGAAGGATGGCTACATTAAAAATCCTAATAAGAAATCTAAAAAAATAGAAAAAGATGGCGGAACTAACAGTACAACAAGTAACTGAAGCGGGGGGTGCAGCAACTTATGTTTCTGCTACCGAGGAGGGAGATACAGCCGATAATAATGGCAATATGTTTTTGCATATTAAAAATGGTAGTGGAGGAGAAATAACAGTTACTATAGCAGCTTTAACTACAAGTGTTGATAGTGGAATGTATGGAGATTTAACAAAGGCAAATGCAACCATAGCCATAGCAGGAGGTGCAGAGGCGTTTATTGGAGGATTTGCACCAGCTGCTTTTAATGATGGAAATGGAGAAATAGCTATAACTTATTCTGGGGTAACCAGTGTAACGATTGCAGCTCTTTATGTATAAAAAAACAAATAATTAATAAATAAAAATAGAAAAAATGGCAATACTTAATGGAACAGATGTAAAAGTGTATAGTACCTCAGGTACTTTGGTAGCTTATGCACAAACAGCATCTATAACAATTAATATGGAAACCAGAGATATTTCCAATAAGGAAAGTGCTGGGTTTGCAGAATCCCTTGAAGGGCAAAGAAATTGGGAAGTAAGCTTAGATGGTGCTTATGCTTGGACAGATGCGTCTGGAAGTGCTTTAACAAGTGGCTCTGATGATTTAGTAACAAAATATATATTAGATTCTGGTAGTAATACAAGAGAAGCATTTACAATAAAATGGGGAACTACAGGCGGTGCAACAGGAGATATCTTTTATACAGGTAGTGCATTCTTAACTTCTTTTTCAGCAACAGGTGGAACAGAAGATACTGCTACTTATAGTTTAGGACTTACAGGGACTGCTGGAATTACAATAGATGTATCATAAATAACCTAATACTCAACACCCCATTCGCATCCTTTTTTCAGGTGGGTTGCGTTTGGGTGAGAGTATTTTTTAAAACTTGAAAAAATGGA